GATCAGGACGATAAAGAGTTTGAAAGAAGGCTGAAGGTAGCGAATACCCTGTTAAAAGAAAAAGAACTAGAAATTAAAAACCAGCCAAAATTAGAGCCACCTGATAATTCTGGTGAAAAAGAACTGGAGCAAAAGCTCCTTAACCAGTTGATGGGATAAGTTATGTCTGAGTTAGTTGTTGCAGCCGCCCTTGCAAAAATAGCCACAGAGCTTGGCGATATTAAAGGTGAGCAAGGCCCGGAAGGCCCTCAAGGGCCGCAAGGTATTCAGGGACCAAAAGGTGAAAAAGGTCCAGCAGGGCCAGAAGGAAAGGATGGCGCGCAAGGCCCACAAGGGCCTCAAGGCCCGCAAGGAAACCAAGGAGCAGGTGTTTCTGGTGTTAAAAGCGACAACATTGACGGAAGTCTGACATTTACATTTTCAGATGGGTCAGAAAAGACAATTTCGCTTCCGATAGCTAAAGCAGAGGGCAAGGGCAAAAATAAAGGCGGGTTTATTTTACACCGTGGTGCAACAAAGATTAATGATCTTAGTGATGTAAACATTACAGATAGTCCCCCTTCAAATGGTCAGGCGCTAGTATTTAATTCTGCAAATAATCGTTTTCAACCTGGCACTGTTGGTGGCGGCGGTGGCGGTTCTGGGATTGCATTAACTGATTTGTCTGTCGGCTCAGAAGCCAGTGCTAGTGGTGATGGTGGAATAGCTTATAACAATAGCAGTGGTGTATTTACCTATACTCCGCCTGATTTATCTACATATTTAACATCTGTAGCATTTTCTGACATTGCCGCTGGCTCCGTATTGCTATCATCAGAAACCTTTGCAGATTCAGACTCTCAATTAATGTCTGCGGCTGCTATTGATGACCGAATCAATGGAAAGGGATATATAACTGCTAACCAGACAATTACGTTAAGCGGCGATGTTTCAGGTTCAGGCACAACCAGCATTTCCGTTACGATTGCTGATGACTCTCATAACCATGTTATTTCTAACGTAGACGGCCTTCAAGCTGCATTAGATGCAAAACTTGCAAATCTTTCTGAAGATACTAGCCCGCAGCTAGGCGGCAACCTTGATTTAAATGGTAACGATATAGTTACTACTAGCAACGCTGATATTGACTTAGACCCAAATGGCTCTGGTGTAGCAGTATTCAAGGGCAATGCTACTCGTGGAGCTGGTCAGTTTAAGTTAAATTGTGAACAAAATAGCCACGGGATTCTTATTAAAGGCCCGCCGCATAGTGCGGCAGCAAGCTATACACTTACCCTTCCAAATAATGATGGTGATGCAGATCAGGTTTTAAAGACAGACGGGTCTGGAAACCTTAGCTGGGTTGCTCAAGGTGGCGGCGGGGGCGGTATTACAACAGGTAAAGCCATTGCAATGGCAATGATATTCGGAGGATAAAATGGCAGCGCCTAACATTGTCAATGTAGCTACGATCACCATGAAAACAGCCGTGCAGGCGGTTGGAACATCAGCAGCAGCAATAGTTACTAATTCGTCAAGCAGTGGGAAGGTTTTTAAAGTAAATGCTTTGTATATTTCTAATGTTGACGGAACATCCGGTGCTGACATTTCCATAGACATTTATAGATCATCTACCGCGTATCATGTTGCAAAAACAATTCGCGTTCCTGCTGATGCAACCTTAGATGTTCTCTCAAAACCAATATCGTTAGAAGAAGGCGATGCGTTGCGTTTAACGGGAAGTGCCGCAAGCGACTTGGAAGCTGTCTGTTCTTATGAGGAGCTTAGTTAGATGGCGCAATATCCAAGTATTACTGATGCCAGCGGTGTGTGGTCTTTACAAGAGCAATACGTGGCACAAAGCGGAAGTAACTGGCCCACTCCCGGCTCTACGGTAGAGTATCTGGTGGTCGCGGGTGGCGCCGCTGGAGGATCGCAGTCTGGCGGTGGCGGTGGTGCTGGCGGTGCATCAACTGGTACATGGACGGCTGTTCCTGCAGGAACAGCTATAACGGTTACGGTTGGCGCAGGTGGTAGTAGCGTTATTGGGGCGGGTGCAATCGGAAATGATGGCGCTACAAGCTCCATTGCCGCAACAGGATTTACTACTGTTTCTACAACAGGCGGTGGAGGTGGTGGTGGTTATGGGCAGAACGGCAGAAACGGCGGCTCCGGTGGCGGAGGCGGTGTTTCAGGGTCTGCTGGCGGTAACAGTGGAGGTACTGGGGTTTCGGGGCAGGGGTACGCTGGAGGTTCTGGTGGTATTGATAATGGTTCAGATAATGATGTTGGTGGCGGTGGTGGTGGGGCAGGTGCTGTTGGAGAGGATTACAATACCGGCGGAGGAGCAAATGGTGGTGATGGCGGCATTGGGGTCACCAGTTCTATAACAGGGTCGTCTGTTCATTATGCAGGCGGTGGTGGTGGAGGAACACACCCAAATCCGCGTTCGCCGGGTTCTGGCGGCACGGGTGGTGGTGGTGATGGTGCAACAAACAATCAGGATGGTTCTGCTGGTACAACGAATACTGGAGGTGGTGGTGGTGGCGCTTCTGAATCCAACAATAACTCAGGGGCGGGAGGATCAGGCGTTGTATTCTTAAGAAGTGTAACGACTGCGTCTGCAAGCTCTGGATCACCAACAGCAACTACTGACGGCTCTTATAACGTCTATAAATTTACAGGGTCTGGGAGCATAACTTTCTGATGGCGCATTTTGCTGAAATTGGTACTGATAATGTGATTTTGCGAGTTATTGTTGTTGCAAATCAGGTGCTTGTAGACGGTGATGGGAATGAACAAGAGTCATTAGGTCAAGCATTTTGCCGCGACCTGTTGGGTGGCACATGGAAACAAACGTCTTATAACGCAACTATAAGAAAGAATTTTGCTAGTGCTGGATATACCTATGATTCGTCTAAGGACGCTTTTATTCCTCCTAAGCCTTATGCTAGCTGGCTTTTAGATGACAGTACGTGTTTGTGGTCTGCACCAAGCGAAATGCCTACAGACGGGAAAAAGTACTCATGGGAAGAAGATTCCAAGTCATGGGTTGAGATAAAGTAAATGTTGATGACAGAAACAGAACTCAATAATCTTTTTGGGCAAGTAAATGATGCTTTTAAAGAACAATCTGATCGGCTAAAGCAACTAAAGCAGCAATTAGACCAGCTTGAGGAAAGGCTTGATGGCTACGAAAAAAGATCCAAAGTTGGTACGCGCGGGCGTAAGCGGGTACAACAAACCGAAACGAACCCCGAACCACCCAACCAAGAAGTTCGTGGTGGTAGCGAAGCAGGGGGACAAGACCAAGACCATTAGGTTTGGCGATGCCAATATGAAGATCAAAAAAAACCAACCTGATCGAAGGAAGTCTTTTCGGGCCAGACATAAATGTGATACAAAACCACCTAGCAAACTGACCGCAAGATACTGGTCTTGCAAGAACTGGTGATGATATGAAAGTTAAAGCACCCAAAGGCTATCACTGGATGAAAGACGGCAAAAGCTACAGTCTTATGAAGAATCCACCTGGGGGATACAAGGCTCATAAGGGTGCTTCTCAGTCAGCAGATTTTAAGATTCAGAAAGTCCACAAAGGCAAATAGGAGGCTGCTATGGGTTACGGAATGGGTGCGTACAAGTCTAAGCCAGCTAAAAAGAAGAAGAAAAAAGCCAAGAAAAAGGCTAAGAAGTAATGCCTAAAGCTAAGTCTAAGGCCAAAAAAAAGAAGGGTGCTATACCTGATAATGTAAAGAACAAGGCTCTTTACTCTAGGGTTAAGGCTGCGGCCAAGCGTAAGTTTGACGTATATCCTAGCGCCTATGCTAATGCGTGGCTGGTGCGGGAATACAAAAAGCGTGGCGGAACCTATGGCTAAACCAAAGGGTGGTCTGACCAAGTGGTTTAAGGAAGATTGGGTAGACATTAAGACCGGCAAGAAGTGTGGTCGTAAGAAAGCTAAGGGGTCTAAGCGTCCATACCCAGCCTGTAGACCCAAAGCTGTAGCCGCTAAGATGACTAAGGCAGAGAAAGAAGCCGCAAAACGCAAGAAGAAAGGGCCAAAAGCCATTAAGTATGCGGTTACTGCATCTGGCAGAAGAAGGAAAAAGAAAGCCTGATGAATCGTGAAGATGAAAAGTATTACAACAATTACTTTGATTTATTTAGAAGCGATGGTTGGAAGCAGTTAACCCAAGAGTTGACATCGAACGCGGCTACTATTAATAATGTCGCGGCAGTAAAAAATGCTGACGATCTATTTTTTAGGCAGGGACAGTTAGAAGTATTGCTATATCTGTTGCAGTTTGAAGATTCAATAAACAACAGTTATGAGGATTTGGCAGGAACAGATGATTAAGGTTTTTGACTTTAGGTGCGAAAACAGTCATTTGTTTGAAGAATTTGTAGACAGCACAACTACAACCACTAGGTGCGGTTGTGGCGCTGTAGCTACGAAGGTCGTTTCGGCGACTCCGTTCGTGCTAGATGGGTCTACTGGGGATTTCCCTGGACGGCACAGAAAGTGGATACGCGAACATGAGGAAGCGGGACGAAAAGGAAGGGAAACTCGTCGAGAGGCGGGCTAACTTTAAACATCTCCACAACCTTTGATAAGGCGGGGCTAAGTTAAGTGATGTCAAGAGCGACAATTATTGATGAGCGTCCAGATGAGGTGGACACCACACTACCGGAAGAGCCGACAATCGAAGCTGTTGAGGCCCCTTTAGAGGAGCAACCTCAAGAGCCTGAAGTACCACAAAAGTATCAAGGTAAGTCTGTTGAAGAATTAATACAGATGCACCAGGAACTTGAAAAGTTTTCAGGCAAGCAGCGGAACGAAGTTGGCGAACTACGGCAAGTGGTTGACAGTTACATCCAGACAGAACTCTCGGCTAAAGAAGCACCTGAGCAACAGCAAGTAGACGATAGCGAAGATGTTGATTTCTTTGTTGATCCTCAAAAAGCTGTGGATAGCCGTATTGCTAACCACCCTAAGATCAAGGAAGCGGAGGCTTACACTCAACAGGCAAAACAACAGGCTACTCTTGCACAGTTGAAGTCCAGACACCCAGAGATGGAGACGATACTGCAAGACCCTAAGTTTGCCGAGTGGATTAAGGGGTCAAAAGTTAGGACAAAGTTATTTGTAGATGCCGACCAACGGTATGACTATGACGCTGCGGATGAACTGTTTACGCTTTTCAAAGAACGTAATCAGGTTGTCCAACAGACTGCTAACGCAGAGCTGGCGGCTCGTAAGAATACTGTGAAGTCTGCAACTACTGGTAACGCTCGCGGTTCCGCAGAAGGGTCAAGGAAGAAGGTTTATCGTCGCGCTGACATTATTAAACTGATTAAGACCGACCCAGAGCGTTATCAAAGTCTTTCTGATGAAATTTTGAAAGCATACGCCGAGGGTCGAGTTAAATAGCCTTAAAGGAGATTTATCATGGCTACAGCAACTTACCCCGGATCGGGCGGTAATACTGCCCTAACAGAAGCAGCAACCTTTGTACCAGAAATCTGGTCAGATGAAATTATTGCTGCTTATCAAAAGAACCTGAAGATGGCACCCCTTGTCAAGCGTATTGCTATGAACGGCAAGAAGGGTGACGTTATTCACATTCCTAAGCCTACTCGTGGTGATGCCAACGCTAAAGCGGCTGATACTGCGGTAACAATCATTGCCAACACAGAGTCAGAGTTGCAGGTTACTATTAACCGGCACTTTGAATACTCGCGTCTGATTGAGGACATCGTAGAGGTGCAGGCACTGTCATCTTTGCGTCAGTTCTACACCGAGGACGCTGGCTATGCTTTGTCTGTTCAAGTTGACAATGACCTTCATGCGGCTGGTACTGGTTTTGGTGATGGCGGTGCTGTTGTATTCAGCCCTGCTGCTACTGACTACCAACACACTGGTTGTTTCTTTAACGATAACGGCACTACCACTCAGTACACTGATGACACTCTGGTAGCTGGTGATGAGTTTACGGATGCTTTCTTCCGTGACATGATCCAGAAGCTAGATGACAACAATGTACCGATGGAAGGTCGTAACCTGATCATTCCGCCCGCAACGCGCAATGCGATTATGGGTATTGATCGGTATGTGTCTTCAGACTTTGTTTCTGGCGGTACAGTAAATAACGGCTTGATTGGTAACTTGTATGGCGTAGATGTTTACGTTTCTGCAAACTGCCGAACGATTGAGGCGGCTGGTGACAACACTGCATCTAGTGTTGATACTCGCGCAGCACTGTTGTTCCACACTGAAGCAGTCGTGATGGCAGAGCAACTTGCCGTTCGTTCGCAGACTCAGTACAAGCAAGAGTACTTGTCTACTCTGTACACTGCAGACACTCTTTACGGTGTTCAGGTGTATCGTCCTGAAGCTGGATTTGTCTTGGCAGTACCATCTGCCTAATCCAAACGGGGGCTTCGGCCCCCTTTCTTCTTTTCAGGCTGGGAACTACCAATGGCTAACTACACTAAGACTACTGACTTTGCAGCTAAAGACACGCTTCCTGGTGGCGATACCAACAAGGTTGTTCGCGGCACAGAGTTTGAAACTGAATTTGATGCCATATCGACTGCGATTGCTACGAAGTCTGATACAGCAAGCCCTACGTTTACCGGCACAGTCACCATCCCCACTGTTGATATTAACGCAGGGGCTATTGATGGAACTGTAATAGGCGCTTCTTCAGCCGCCGCTGGTACTTTTACAAACCTTGTGGTTACATCTGCCGATATTAACGGCGGTACGGTGGATGGCGCTACGATTGGTGGCTCATCTGCTGGTGCAGGAACATTTACCAACCTTACTGCTAGTGGCACTGTCAACTTTAACGGCGCTACTGTAAGCAATCTTGGAACTATTACGACCGCCAACTTAGATGGTGGCACAGCAGATAACATTGTTATTGGTGGTTCTACTGCGGCGGCAGGCACGTTTACTACGCTTGCGGCTACATCAGCCACGGTTGGTGGGGCGGCTGTATTAACTAGCGTTGCTTTTTCTAATCTTGAAGCTAGCGCAGTAACTACATCTGGTGAGACTTTTGCAGATAGCGATACACAGATACCAACTAATGCTGCTGTTAAAGACCACGTTGAAGCCGTTATCCCAACGCTTACTGTTACTGAGGCATCTGTAACGGCACACCAAGCAGCTTTGGCTATTGCGGCTACGCAAATTACTAGCCTTACGTCTACAGTTACCGAACTTAACCTTGTTGATGGCTCGACTGCTGATACGGTAGTGAATAGCAAGGCTGTTATTTATGGCGCAGCAGGACAGATTACAGCCAACGAGTTAGATGTAGACAACATTCAAATAGACGCAAATGCTGTTAAATCTACAAATACCAATGGAAACATACAATTGTTTCCTAATGGCACAGGCTTTACGGAGCTATATGGTAATACCAATCCCGGCACAGTTAGGTTTAATTGTGAAAGCAACTCACACGGTGTAACTGTTAAAGGGCCAGCGCATAGTGCAGCAGCAACTTATGAAGTGGCGCTTCCTAATGTTTTAGGTCTTACACAAGCAGCGGCTATTGTCACGTCAGATGCTAATGGCGTTGTTAATTTTGATGCTGGAACGACAGATGACGTAAATACAATAACGTCTAGCTCTAATGCTGCAACAATTAACTTGCGACTTGGCAATGTGTTTGAGCATGACCTTACTGAAAATGTAACTTATACATTTAGTAATCCCGGCGCAAACAACACAGCCAGCGTATTT